ACATCTGCAACTGGAAGATTTGGGTCAAAAGTAAATTCATAAATTAGAGGAGATACCGCTAATACAACATCATCAAATACTTGTTTAATCTTAACTCCATCTGTGGCGGCTACAGTAGTAGCATCACCCGTCAATGCGAATGATGAGGTATAGCCACCCCATAGGTCAAGTGGTAACGCTTGACCGTCAGGCGTTGCAGCACATTTTAATAACAAAGTCCATTGCTTTGTTGGGTCTAAATCTGCTGGTGTTTTCAATGTATAAGCATCATTTTCCGCAGTAGTAAAAGCTACGTTGCAAGTGATTATCATTGAATTTTTGCTTGACGATTTATTTGTCCATGCACCTTGAGTTAAAGCCATTTTATACTCCTATGTTAAATAAATTCATACATGTGTTGAGTTTTGAGCAATTTGAAATACAATCCCTGTTGCCCTTTAATTATATCTTTTACACCTTCATAATCATTATCAACTTTAACATCATTACGATATTGGTCGGCTCTACGTTCCATGATACCAACATAATCCAAATTAGGTATTACCATCACTTTAGCGTAAGTACCTCTTAAAGATTTAGTAGGAGTTAAATAGATAATGCCATGAGGGGTTTGCATTTCTCTAACTGCAAATCCAAGAGTATTCCATTTTTGGTCGCCTAATTCTACTTTGCCTAACCAGCCAAATTTCTTATCAGTAGAAGCAGCTTGTTTGGTCACAATAGACATTACAGAACGTCCACAGAATCCAAAGGCTTCCATAGAATCTCTTTTATCGAAAATTACTTCAGTAGTATCTGTCAAAGTTGAGAAGTCAAATGCTGTTTCAGACATCTTAAAAATGTTAGCATCTGGAGTATCGGCTACAGATGTATATTCAGTTCCCCATCTGCGTAGAATAGGAATATAACCGTAGGTAGTTCTTACAACACCAGAATTACCAGCAGAATCAGTCAAGGTTCTGAGAGATGCTTCGGAGAATGTTCCAGAACCATCAAGATTAGTACCAACAGTAGAAACAGATTTTAAGAATGCTTCTTCTTTAGATACTTTATAGTTCTTAAACATTTCTTCTCTCAAACGAGCCATTTCATTTGAATATCCACGTAAGTAACCTTCGACATCCATATCCTTAGTTACTTCAGCAGAATCAGAAAAGAATCCAACTGAGTTCCAGATTGTTGATAATTCGTCGTTGCTTCCTTCATGAGCAACAGAACCTTCACCTCTTGCTCTATAAAGTACAACAAACACATCACTTGCCGCAGTGGTAATCGAAGTTACGCCAGCCATTTCCTTCACTTTTAAAGTAGAAGTAGAAGTAGCATTCGTAATCATTACTTGACCTTTAAGAGTAGCTCTGGTTGTGTCGTAAACTTCACATACAAGACCTTCCCAAGATGAATCTACTGAAGCTGGAAGTCCTACTGGAGTACCAGTTACTGTTAAAGCATTGGATTCTGCGCCACTTGAATTAATTGTTTCGGAAGCAGTTGAAATTACAAATTCTCTCTTAGCAAATCTGGATTCATGTTCAAACAATTTGTAAAGAGGGTCTTTAGTTTGTTTCACTTCTAATTGATACATAACAGTCGAGAATGGTGTGATGTCAGAATATAATTCTGCCACTGTATCTGGTTCTGGATAGAAATCTCTGCGGTCAAGCCACAACTTCGATGCAACACCATTATCGAATAGGGTTTTTGTTACACGTGCCATTTATAAATCTCCTTAATTTCGTGGTTCAGTTTTGAATAAACTATGTTTATTACCTTTACGATTTTTTATTTCTTGCATAAAGGTAACTTGTTCATCATTTTCGTTCGTGTTAGTATTCGATATAGAAAGTGGTGAATGATAATTAATACGTCTATCTGAAGTCAGTTCTCTTTTTTCTGTATTAATTTGTTTGCCATTCTTAGCCATTTCCATTTCATATAATTTGACATACAAAGAAGGGTCATCTTTCACCATAGCTCTTTGCATAAAATCGAATACTTCTGTTGCCTTTTTAATATCTCCACCAGTTGCCTTAGACAATCTTGAAATATGTTCAGCTTTACGTCTCGCATATTCCTGAGTTTGTAACTCTTTATTCTTCTGCTCCTCGAATGTTTGAGTTACTGCGCTAATCTGTTCGTTAATTTGAGATTCTCTAAATTCTTCATAAGCATCTTTTCTTTCATAATATTCTTCCAATGCTGTATCAAATTTAGCAGATTCAGATTCGGGATATGCTATTGCATCAGCTTTATTATATCCAATAGGACGAGTAGGTTTAACTGGTTTAGCTAATTGTTGCTTTGGCTCAACTTCTGCTGACTTAGGTTTAGTAACCAATTCTTCCAGAAGTTTAGCACGTTCTTCTGCACGTATTCTACCTTCAAGTTCTTCACGATATAATCTATCACGTTCAGAAATTTTACGTTGAAGATTCACATACGCTTTAGCAGATTTCTCTTTATCCCAACTTTTAATTTCTTCTTCAGTAGGGACAGATTCAATAGGTTCTATTTCATTAAATACTTCTTCAAATTGATTCTCAGCTGCGGATTCATCAAATTGTTCTGAAGTTTCAAATGGTGTTTTACCAGGTTTTAAAGACATTTTGTTCTCCTATGGTATGCTATGCATTTACCATTATTTATTGTTATTAATATGTACCTAAAATTCTCAAGTGAATATTATGGTACCATTTTAGTTGTTGCCATTTTTGTTCACCTTCTTGTTTGTATTTTTTATTAAATCATTCATTCTCATTTTTGTAAGATTGACAGTAGATTTTAAATCATTAACTAATGCTTGTAAATCTGTTTTAGTTTTCATTTCAGAAACTTTCTGCTCTTTCTGTATGTTCTCTCTCTGCAAAGTTTCGATTAAACCTTGTAACTTTTCATTCTGTTGTTGTAACTGCATGATAGCGTTTTCAGCATTTCTTATTGTATCTTCATCTTGAAGCACTTCATCAACATTATCAATAGGCAGTTGTTCAATTATAGGAGAAGCATTTTTAATAATACCATTTTGATAAGCCGCAGTTAAGGTCTGTAAATTTTGCTGTCTATTAGTAGGCAACATAGAGCCAGCTATTACACGAACATCATATTCCATATTTGTAATATTATTTAATAATATTATATCACCATTTTGCTCATCTAATGTAGGTTCGTTAAAAGTAATTTGGCTTGCTTGTTTATAATTTGGTTTAATAATGCGAATTTCTTTTTCAGTAGTATAAACATTAGGTATCAGTTGAGATATTACTTTAGCCATCTGGTTAATAGATGCCTCAATTTTACGTTGTTTGTAAGAGGCTCTACGTTGCATCATTTGGTCTATCTGTTGAGTACCACCAAGAGTACGTGGTGCAGAAGTAACTTCCCCATCTTGGAACGAATAAGAACCAATAATTCTCTGTATCTGACGAATAATATTTTGTTTCTCAGCAAATGCTGCATTAGGCATAGGTGGATATTGTAATGCGAAAGGCGCAGTATCCCCATTTTCAAAATCTACTTCGATGACTGATACACCAGCTTGCTGTAATGCTTCCTCTACTAAAGTTTTACTTGCAGAATCTTTCTGCATAATAAGTTTGAGATTGGTAATGTTAGATAAATAAGTCATCATCAAATTACTTAATTTATCTAACTGTTGCTGCAAAGGAGTAGTAATACGAATATCGCCCATTGGGTAAGGAGTTCTATCGTGGTGCAGCATACATGTGATAATAGGATAGTCTCTAATAGGGAGAACTTCATTAGCAATTTCAATACCACCAACAGACAATACTCGCTGGATTCTATCAATTAATGGTTGCTTAACAACAATAACACCATTTTTAACCAATTCTCCTTTAGTCACCATACTAACAACAGTAGTCTCTCCAGGTACGGCATAAGGTTCAGATTCTAAACCGGAGACCATTATTGGTGGCGCAGAAGGATTATTAGGGTCAATGATTAAATGGAATACCATCCCATATTGAGAAACGATTTCATTTAGTTTCTGCAAAGCAACGGGGTCAGTAACATATTGTTCTCTACCAGCTTTAGTAAGAATAGCTGCTGGTTCTGCTAACCATTCATTAAGTTTATCTTCATTTTCAAATACATTTTCATAATTTGAAGTTAAATCTTTCACATGGTAACGCTGAATTTTAATTTTAGTGTAACGGTCTATAACTCGGCAATAGTCTCCAGATGTAGTAGTTGGATTTAATATTTGCCCAGTATTATCAGCTCCATGTATAGAAAATGTTTCTGGAGATTCTTTTTCAGCTTGAGAAAAATCTGTTGTAGGGTATATGACTTTCAGCTTGTTTATGGATAATACTTTAGAAACTAATATGTTTTCTCCATCTGTACCATCTTGTTCTTTACTTGAAGGGTCAAGATACAGCTCTTTAATAGGGTCAAGATCGGTAAATAATATTTCACCTTTACCATAATCAGCATTAGGGTCAAAATACACTTGTATTCCACTAAGACCAATTTCAATAAAATCTCTGGTAAATTTATCAATCTTAGATTCACCTTTAGACTGATACCATATCCAATCAAATAATTTAGCTACATTAGAAGAAGTTTTAAAATCAGATTTCTCTGTACCAGTAGCGGAAAAACGAGGTGGATTTTCTGTAAGTTCAGCTATAATTAAATCAATAGATGGGAGTATCTCGTTAACTGGTATAGCCATTTGTCCACGTGCTTCAAGAACTTTCTGGTGTTCTTTCTTCCACGCATTAATCTTCACTTCCCTATCTTGGATAGCCAGTTTCTTCCAAGTTTGCCGACTGCCACTGGAATAGTCTCTAAATATCTGCTCAGATAATATAACGTCTTTAGTTTTTTCCATCATTATTCCGCAGAAAAATGTGTTTTGTCATTAAAACCATCGCACATAACTCTTAAAGCATAGCTAATCTGGAATCCTTTATCATTAAGTTTAGGAAGCCAGTGAGTAGAAGATTCGCATTTAGGGCATTTAGGATATTCCGCATTAGGATTGATATGAACCTCAAATTCATGCCCACATTTATCACATTTTAAATCTTTAAATACTGCCATTAGTTTAACATCCAAGAATTGTTATTAGCTCGACCATAACGAATATCTTCATAGTCCATCATTATTTCTTGTTTAAATAAAGGTGTGGTCTTTATCGCTACTGAATGAGAAGGTGCAATTAACCGTTTAGTAGCTAAATCTAAACCATCTAATGTATCGTCATGCTTACCACGTGGGTACATTACCATTTCATCAACAAATTCTGTATGAGATTTTTTAATCCATAATACTCGGTTATAAAGATAGGGATGTAAGCGTTCAAGACGAGAGGACTTTTCAGTTCGTGGTGTTATCTTAGTTTCCATCCCCATCACAAAAAGGTTTTCTTCTCTAAGACGTTTGCGCAGATAATCACGTAGCATTTCTTGATAACCGACGGTTTCTACGTGGACTCTTGTAAATTTATGGTATCTAATGGAATTTATAATTTGCTCTGCATGTACAGTAGGGGTTACACGTTTACGAAAATAATCTAACATATAAATATCTTTACCAGTATAAGCAATAGGCATAGACACTGAAAAATCAGCTGTTTGTTTAGTAGAAGAAGCTGGGTCAACACCAAGAAATGTATTAACTGGTATAATTTTAGGTGTTATTAGTTCCTCAATGGTATATTCTGTATCCCCTTCGTGGGTAATTTTCATATAAAGAAAGCCATCTAATTCAGTTAGATGACCATCATACCAGCGAAGATATTCTTTTTTCATCAGTCTATCTTCGTCTCCAACAATTTGGCATAAATATTCTGAATAGAACTTAGATAATTTTCCCAGTTCTTCCAGTTCTTTCTTCTTGTTCATCAACCATTCATAAGGATACATCTCATTCCAGAGGCATTCCTTAGTATCTTCATCATATGCTTGGTAACGTTTAGTAACCCAATTAGTAGCATTTCTTAATCTTTCTACAATGCAACCTTCACGTATAGGTGTACCAATTACTATTACTCTACCATTACGTCTATCAAGACCAGCAAGACCACCAAGAAAATAATCAAAGTTCTTATCCATTTGTTCTTTAGTAATGGTGTTTAGTTCATCATCTGGGTCATCAAGAAGGTATAGGGTAATACGGGTATCAGATTCTAATGCACCACGAACGGGTTGCCCAGTACCTAATGCTTTAATAGTAACCCACCAGCGACCTATTTTGACTTTGATTTTATCTTCACGCCAAGTTTCAGCTACATTTTCACCAGAATAACCAAATAACTCTCTAAATGGTTGGCTGTAATTAAGCACATCTTTAATTTTAGTAAGGCGGTTTATAGCTTCAGGACGGGTTTTAGACTGAATAAGCACAAATTTATCACCAATATCGAATATTACATGGTCAAATACAGCCATAACAGCCTTAGATGATTTAGCAGTACCACGTGGTGCTTCGATTAATGTCTGTATTGAGCTACGGTCAGTAAGATAAAGGTCTAATTCGGAATGAAATGGGGGAGATGGAAGATAATACGTTTGAGGACTTATGGTTTTACCCAAATAAGTAAGGCTATCTGCGCATTTCTGTATGACTTCAGTTTTGGTCATTAGCTAAAAACGCCTCACTTTTTAATAAGGGACAAATATAATAAATATTTTACGAATGTCAATAGATGTAATGACGTTTTTTAATGCTCCTTTGCTCACAGAACTACAGTAATCAAAGGTCAAATATCCAGATACATTAATTTGGCTGTTCATAGATTGCTCTTTCTATTTGTGTTCGTTCTTCCAGTATCTTTTTAGTTCTTTCTACTGACTTTTCCCACACTTCTCTCTTAACCAGTACATATTTATCATATTTTACATAGTCCACTGGCTCTTTATCGAGCATATCTTTAGCATCAATAAAGGCTTGGTATTCAGGTAAGCGACTTGTACGTGGCATTAGTCCTTCTTCTTTTAGTTTTAGATAACTGTGAATTAATAACATTAATAGTTAATGGTTTACATACCACTAATTCTACTGCTTTATATGGCATATAATATATACCATTAACAGCTAATCCTAATTCATGTAATAAATCATATTGGCGTTGATAGCAGAACCATTTATCCATAATTTTTTTTATAAAAATTTTTAGAATATGTTATTTAAATTTAGCTAAGGTGGTTAATATGTTCATATATTTTATTAGATATTTAATTTAAAATATGTGTATGAACAATAATATATGTGAATATGTAAAAATATGTTATAAGAATATGATGTATAATCAAAAAATATGTTATAGAATTTATTTATGTTAAATTTAATAGATACATATATGTTATGTTATGTAAAAAATAGGTGTATAATTTATTCTGGTCTCTCCCCTTCCCCCATACCCCCATCCTTATGTCCTGTAGGGGTATCATTTCTATTAGAATTTCCATCAGTATTTACATTACCTATTACCTCTTGTTTTATTTCAGTAGGAGTATTAGATTTGAAATTATCAAAACTATCATAAGTCCTTGTTTCTTTTATCTTTGCAGTATTACCATCATATATTTCTTTATAGAATCTGGCTGTACTTAAGGCATCATTAGTACTTTTAATATTTTCTTCAGCTTTTACTGTAAGTTCTACTATTTTATCTAATGGATTTATACCTTTATCTAAGTAATATTGAACTAATCCATTATCTATTTCTTTTTTCACTATTTCATCATTTAGCATAGAATA